AAGCAACTTTTCATACTCGGTAATACAGATGGCAAATTTCCGATCCTGATCACTGCGATCATTCGGCTTTGCTGCCTTTAGTTTGCGGTACGTGGACAATAGTTCATTCCACATTTGATCATTGGCGCTAGGCACGTCATCTTCGGGGATGCCGGCCAATGCTTGAGTTGCCATGTTGATTGCTCGTTGCTCATCCATCTATCACCATCCTTTTGATTTGCCCTGCACAACGGGCATCACCTGTGATTGCCCACCACCAAACGTTGCCCATACCCATGACTCTAGCGCGTTGCAGGCGTGATCGTTGCCGTCATGCGGGAATGATTCGAGTCCGTGTTTGCCATCAGGGTATTTGTAGCCTGACCGAATTTCATCTAACAAATGCTTGCACCGACGATGAATCTTAATCGCCCTATGTTTATTGCCGTCGCACATCAAGCCACGAGTCAAAGTGATTGCCGCCAAGCGGGTAGACTTCCCGCCGCCGGCTTTGTTTTCTAGCCAGTTGTGCGTATAGATACCGGCTGATGTCAGGCGTTGCCGCAGGGCTACAGCCTCATGCGATGCCACCGCACGCCTAAGTAATCTCATGCCACGATCAGTGTTGCGCTGCTTAATATGGGCTATCGTGTCCTCTTCCAACACTTTTCGTTCGTACAGTTCATCAAACACAAGAATGTCACCGTTAGTTAAGCGCTGTATAAATAGTGTGGCCCGTGGGTCAATGTAGCCGTCATCAATGGCAAGCTCGAACGGACGTTCCGGATCTGGCTCAGTATCGACAATATTGTCGGCGGCGAAATTATCGTATACCAGACCTTCAACGCCGGCATACCAGTCGCCGTGCAACCATGCCTCACGCAATGCGCCTGATAACGTACTCAACTCTTGCCAGTAGCTAGCGTCCAAATGCGGGTTGTCGTCAGGCAGGGCCGGCACAAAAGCGAATTCCGGCACAATGTCCGCCATCTCAGGCGGAAAGTTTTTTTCTATCCAGTAGTCACGCACCCAGTTGGCCTCAGGGTTGGTTGCCGCCACAAACTGCGTTCGGCTGATACCAGGCCAGCGCAACGAACCGCGCAGGATATTGAAGGTGCTTACCGGATTCTTGGTTAACTCATCAATGCCGATAATCGCAAACTCAAAGGATTGATACCGGCTTGGATCGTCCAGATTGCGCAGTAGGATCGAACCGCCGCCGTATTCGGGTCGCAAATGATAGCCTAGACCTTTATCCTGCGTTGACTTGATTTCACCCAGCCAGATCGGAAACTCCTTTTTGATTTTCGTAATCTGCCGGCCGGTTAGACTTGGGTAATCCTCACAAGCTAGCATGACATCGACGTTCGTGACCCCTTCGGCGGCAAACATCAGCAGGCGGCGCAATAGGTAATAACGCAACCAGTACGATTTACCAGGGCCACGGCTGCCACCGAAAAGCATGTAGCGGTATTTGTCGGCTGCTTCTGTGGCCTGCCATTGCTTTTCGGTGAACTGGCAAATTTGGCTAAATCTCATCGGTCAACTGTGACTAAGATCGGCCCGCCATCCTTGCCACCTATTTCAAGCTTATCAGCAAACAACTTGTAATGCTTGCCCAACATACTTAGCGCCGCCTGTGCGTCGTGTAGCTCAAACTCTACTTCAACGGTTTTTACTTCCATTTCGCCAACCACACGCGTGGTCGTTTTGGTTTTTAGTTTCTTCAGCAGCCCAGTACGCTTTGCCCGGCGCGCCTTGGTCAAATCAAAAGCGCCGTCAGCGTCCAGAAAATCATCAATGTCAGCACGAGCATGATCTGTAATGCGGGCTAAGACTTCATCAGCCGGCATGGCAGCCTGATTCAATCTAGCCTGAATCGCTTCTGCAACGCGGGCAGTTCTCAGCAATCGCCACCCGTTTGACGCCGCGGTCGTCCGATTCACCCCAGGATAAACGGTCTGATAAGCCTCCGTTGCGTTGGAGCTTTGCAGATATTCTTCTACAAAACGCTGGTGCTTTATCGACAGTGCCATCAGCTAACCGTCTCCGTGTCCACAGTGAAGCTAAATCCAGTCTTACGGCATAGTATAAAATACGTGCCCGCATCTAGCCGCGGTTTGTTGCCATTCGCATCCCTGGCCACGCCGAAGGCGTCTGTGCTGCCATACCACACCACGTTGGTGATGCCGCTGTTGGTGCTGAACCATACCGACACATCCGCAATCGGGTTGGTGGTTGCGCTGTCAGTCACCGTGTAGGTAAACTCAACGCCGGCCGCACTACCCAAGGCGGTCAGCGTGCGGGTGGCGTAGCTCCACACTTGCGCAGCGGTCAGGCCGGCGCCGGTGTCTTCCCAACTACCATCACCGTGATTGTCGGATAGCTCGGCGTCAATCTCTGCGGGTGTGGGGATGGCGTCAATGATGGTGCTTTGTGCGTCGCTCACGTTCGTCGGCGTAGCGAATCCGGTAGCCGTGGCCCAACTACCGTTACCGTGCGTGCCGCTTAGCTGCGTGTCAATCTCCGCCGCTGTGGGTAATGCGTCAATGATGGCGGCTTGTGCATCATAGGCCCAGACTTGGCCTATGTTGCCGATTAACGGCGCCTGCCACTCTGGGTAGTCTAAATGTATTCGACTCGGTACAAATGCGCCTACAGGCATTTGATCGCAACTCCTGCAACAATGGCAATCAGCAACACCACCGGCCCGCAGCCGGCTTTCAGTTGGTCGAAGAAGTCTCTCATAGGCCAATCATCCACGTCATATCAACGCCGTACAGGATGCCGACGATGATCACGATGGCCACGCAGATCACCAGCGTGGTCCGCACAATGTCGCTGGAAGATGCCCAAGCGTCACGGATTTGTTTCATAAGCCCCCCACATTGCTGATGAGCCACCACATCATTGATGTAATGACTACCAAGAAAACAATAGTGGCGACGCGAAACCAAAAGACCAACGACCTTTGCTGGCGCTTTTCTTCTCTGTCGTGTTCAGCGCGTTCGCCATTTTTCATTTCGTTGAATTCTCTGCCTAGCGCCGCCTGCTCAAACTTCACTGCCTGTAGCTCTGACCAAATGGCTTGCAACTGGTGCCCGTGCTCGTCCAATTTTCGCTCCATCGCTGCAAACATCTCCTGGATCGTATAGACTACGCCAGGTTGTCGTAATGATGGCTCGGATGGCGCAAAGCTAAGATTTACATTCTGTTGACGGTCGTCGCGTCCGGTGAAATCGCCGCTCTTCACGTTGCCCTCTATGGCCGTGCCGCCCCCTGTGTCAACGCTCACTGTGACTGCTCCCACGGCGCAACGATTGGCCCCCACCACTGACCAGTATAGCTATTCTTGTCCAGCGTTTCACCGCACACGTCGTTGTAGGCGTGCGCCAGGGTGCATTCAACGAGGCCGGTAACGTCGTATGTCCCGCAATCCCAACTTGTGACCGTGCCCCTAAACCAGTAGACACCGGTGCCGATCAGGTCTTCCACTGATGGCGCTTCCGTCTCGCCGTTGCGGTGGCCATACTTCTGTGCCGCTGCCGTCCGTTCCCACGCAGCAGCAGCCATCTCCTGCTGACTGTAGCTGACTGTACTGATGCCGCAGTCACTGCATTGAATCGACCAACACAGGTGCGGGTCTGTGGCGTTCTTGGCGTAATGGGCGACCGCGCCGCAGTGCTTGCAATGGGATAGGTTCACTTGCCACCATCCTGAAACGATGGCCGCAGAATCAGGAGTAAGCACGGCTGACGACTGGACGGCTTCACGGGGTTTGGCTCATCATCCTCTAGTGCCAACCATTGCGGCGCGCCTGCATACCGTATCTCGGCACCGGCCTCACCTAATGTTGAAATGGCGCGTACTTGGTAGATGGGCAAGATCAACACACTCATGTTGCCTCGCTCGCGTTCCGCAAGTGCTTTTCTGCCCCATGCCATGACGCCCCCCGTAAAAGGCGGATTTACCCAATTGCGCTTGCCCCATTCGACAGACAGCCCGTCAAAGTCATCCGGTCGCGGATGTGGGCATGGATCAAA